TACCATCAGGCTACACTATATCAACATCAAGTTGGAGCGTTGAAAGCATCTCAGGCGATGCTGATGCATTGACTTCAACAGACACAGGCGAAACAGATACAACAACAACAGTAACACTCTCAGGCGGAACTTCAGGCAACATTTACAAGGTATACAACACAATCACCACAGTCGGTGGTTTGACTGATAGACGATATTTTCGTGTAAAGGTCAAAGACAGATCAATGTAAGGAAATAAACATGGATGGAGCACCCGAAAAAAAGAAGGGGAGAGTCAAAGTCGCTGACGTGTCTCGCGAAGAGATATGGAAGTTGGCTAGGATTGGCTGTACACTCAAAGAGATGGCGTTTATGACCGGCATCCACGAGGATACCATAAAAAAGCATTTTGCAAAAGAAATAGAACACGGTCAGAGCACAGGCAAAAGGGCTCTGCGTAGAAAACAGTTTGACAAAGCAATGGAAGGCTCAGATCGTATGCTCATTTGGTTAGGTAAGCAGCTACTATCGCAGAAGGAAACTCCTGCAGATACAGATGATGATGCACCGCTACAATGGAGTGATGATTAATGTCAACTTGGAACTTTGAAAACTCTCAACAAACATTTGGATGGCCTTGGGGTATTGCTGTTAGCCGCGGAAATACTCCTAAAATGGGGGGCATACAAAAGTTTGGATACAACGCAAGTGTAGGAAGCGTAGCATTTGAAACAATATGGGAAAATGGTGGTATCTATACATATGTTGATAGTGCAGGCACAGTAGCATTAACATCAGATGACACTGCTAATGACAATGGTGCTGTAGTTGAAGTTCAAGGATTAGACAGTTCATACAATTTACTAACAGAAAATGTGACAGTTGGTGGTGCATCCAGCACTGGTGAATTCATAAGGATCTTTAGAATGCGACTTGTTAGTATGCCAGGTGATGCCTTACCAGTAAATGAAGGGAATTTAAGTGCTACTGTGAATAGCACAGTTATTGCAAGAATTTTAGAAGGGGTTGGACAAACTCTAATGGCAGTTTATACGGTGCCAGCAGGTAAAAGAGCATACTTGTTGAGTTTTGATGTAGGCAATAGTAAAGACGCAGAAGCTGAAGCAAAAGTTATGGTTAGGCGTTTTAATAATGGTGTTTTTAACACCAAGGCATATGCTACACTTAGAGGCACACCATTTAGAAAAGAATATAGAATATTAGAAGTCATAGACGAAAAAAATGACATTGAAATAAGAGCAAAGTCAAGTAGTACAGCAAGCATAAGTGCAGGATTTGAATTGTTATTGGAGGACAAATAATGCCATTGACAGCGCCCCAACAACAAGTTGCAGATGATCAAAGCAGATTCAAAGTTTTGATCACAGGGCGCCGCTTTGGTAAAACGCACCTATGTATGAGAGAGCTATGTAAACACGCAGCAAAAAATCCCGGCAGCGTAAATTGGCTGGTAGCACCAAGTTATAGAATGGCAAAACAACTGAGCTGGTTGCCGTTGTTGGATAAACTCAATAGATTGCGTTGGATTAAAAAGAAAAATGAAGCTGAACTGACCATTTATTTGAAGAATGGCAGTGTGATTGGATTGCGTGGGGCGGACAACTTTGACAGCTTGCGAGGGGTTGGTTTAGACTTTTTGATATTGGATGAGTTCCAGGATATTCCTAGAGAAGCATTTACAGAAGTGTTGAGACCAACCCTGTCAGACAAACGTGGCAAAGCATTGTTCACAGGTACTCCAAAAGGTTATGGTTCGTGGAGCCATGAACTTTTTACAACAGCACTTCAACAAGAAGATTGGAATGCGTGGCAGTTTACAACCATTGAAGGCGGCAATGTACCCCCAGAAGAAATAGAAGCCGCTAGACGTGATTTGGATGAACGCACATTCCAACAAGAATATGAAGCCAGCTTCTCACAGTGGGGCGGCGTGGTAGCTTATAACTTTGATTATAAAGAAACCATCAAACCGCTGAACAATCCAAACACCGCAGTGATACACGTGGGCATGGACTTTAACCTATCCCCAGGTACCGCTGCAATATTTGACATCCGTGGAGACGTAATACACTTCCACGATGAAATCCATATGTTGAACTCTAACACAGATATGATGGCAGCAGAGTTGCGTGAAAGATATCCTGATAGTCAAATCATTGTATATCCAGATCCAGCAGGACGCTCAAGAAAATCAGCTTCAGCAGGTCGAAGCGACATTAGTATCCTGCAAAATGCAGGTTTTGTTGTAAAAGCGAGACCACGCCACACAGCAATCAAAGACAGAGTAAACAGTCTAAACGCAAGACTAAAAAATGCACGTGGTGATAGAAAAATATTCATCACACCAAATTGTAAAAAGATTATAGATAGCATAGGAAGACTCAGCTATATAGAAGGCACAAATCAAATAGACAAAAACACCGGACTAGATCATATGTTTGATGCAGCCTCATATGGCGTTGATTTCCTATTCCCAATAAGAACAGAATATACCGATACAGATGAGCCACAACGTTGGACATTCGGAACAAGAACCAAAGGGTGGTAAAAATGAAAAAATCACAAATTATCGAAGCGCATCCAGAATGGAAAGCAAGGATCAAAGACTGGCAGTTTTTGATGGACAGCTATGAAGGCGGACACGCCTATTTTGAAGGTGAATACCTCACCAGTTATATCTACGAAAGCAGAGAAGAATACGAAGAAAGATTAAACAACACTGCATTAGACAACCACGTAAGAGCAGTGGTATCTATATACAACTCATTCCTGTTTAGACAATCACCCAAAAGAGATTTTGGCAGTGTTGCCAATGATCCAGGCTTGATACCATTCCTTGATGATGCTGATATGGATGGCAGAAGTTTTGATGTGGTGATGAGAGATATCTCAACATACGCAACAATTTATGGACATTGTTGGTGCATATTGGACAAGCCAGCAACAACTGCAATGACAAGAGCAGAAGAACTAGAACAAGGTTTGCGTCCATATGTTAGTATTTTTACACCAGAAAATGTGTTAGATTGGCAGTACAGCAGAACTGTTAGTGGTGCATATTATCTAAGTTATTTGAAAATCTTTGAAGGCAATGATTCAGGCAGAGATGTGTTTAGGATTTACACACCAGATGAAATCACTGTTATGAGTATTGGCAATGCAGATGCAGATGCTGTGATTGAACAGGTTACACCAAACGCATTAGGAATGATTCCAGCAGTTTGCGTTTATAGCCAAAGGAGTCAAAACAGAGGTATTGGTATCAGTGATTGTGGTGACGTATCAAGAATGCAGAAAAGCATTTACAATGAACTATCAGAACTAGAACAACTAGAAAGAATAAGCAATCATCCAAGTTTAGTCAAAACACCAGGTGTTCGTGCTCACGCAGGTGCAGGTGCATTGATTGATATACCTGAAGACACACCAGGCGATTCGAAACCATATCTATTGCAGCCAAGTGGTGCAAGCATTGACAGTCTATTGAACAGTATAAATCAAAAGATTGAAGCCATTGATCGTATGAGCCATATGGGCGGTATCCGCAGCATTGAATCTCGTAGATTATCGGGTGTAGCACTAGCAACTGAGTTCCAACTTTTGAACGCAAGGCTTGCAGAAAAAGCAGACAACTTAGAACACGCTGAAGAACAGATTTGGCGCATCTATGCAGCTTGGCAAGACAATGTATGGACAGGTGTTGTAGATTATCCAGACAGTTTTAACATACAGGACAAGTACAATGATATGGCAATGTTGAAGTTGGCAAAAGAAGCAGGCATCAAAGATCCTGTGCTCAACAGAGAAGTTGAAGACTCAATGTTGAAAATCATTGTAAATGAAGACCGCTATCAAGAAATCAAATCACAACCACAAAAAGACGCAGTTGTACACACTCCTGTAACCAGTGCAGTTGATTTAGTAACACATCTAAGAGAGATGGTACAAGCAGGATACACAGACGAAGAAATGTTAGCACTTCATCCAGAACTCACTGAAATGTTTAGTGCAGCAAATGCATTTGAACCAATCGCAGGACCAGTGGTATGATTATAAAGATTCCTGATTATGATGAAATGGAACGTGAGTTTTTATTCCACATTGGGGAATCAGAAATACACGATGAAATCATTGAACAGTTTAGAATCTATGTAACTGAAAATGAAAAGTGGTGTAAGAAGGCAAACTTTGAGGCAAGCATAAGGGCAAGAAACGCTCTATTGGCAATGTTTAAATTGTGCAAATCTCGTAGAGCAGAAATCACAGAAGAACGCAAAGATTTGGGGTTGATATGAAAGAATATGAAAACTTAGACAAACGCCTAGCCTTGTTAGAGCAAAAACTAGATCTAGTATTAGAAAATCATTTGGCACATATGGAAAAAGATATGAGTTTGATGAAAAAAGTCCTAGGTGCAACTGCCTTAGCTGTGTTTGCACAACTGATAGCCTTTGCATTTGGAATGATATAATGGCAAAATATAGAGGGCGCACAGTAAAACTCAACAAGCCAATGAGAGGCGATGTGAAAAAGTTCAAGGTGTTTGTAAAAGATCGCAGCACAGGCAATGTTAAAAAAGTAAACTTTGGTCAAAAAGGAATGACCATAGGACGCAATGATCCAAAAAGACGCAAAAGTTTTAACGCACGTATGGGAGCAGTGTTGAAAAAAGTGCGTGGACAAAAGAATCTAAGTGCAGCATATTGGAGTATGCAAGCATGGAAAAAAGGCTTTAAGTTATAAGGGGGAAATACTATGGCTATGAAAAAGAAAAAGAAGAAAACTAAACGTAGAGGTGGAAAATAACACCTTTTCTGTTTAATCGCATAAATAACTTTGCGAATAACTCGTAAGAGGATTTCGGTGACTTCGACCATTAACAGGAGGATATGATGAGCGAACAAGAAACAGATTTAGGGGCCACTGGTGAGCCCATTGATGTGCAAGCATCAGAACCAACCCAGGCCGAGACGACGGATAAGACGTTTACCCAAGATGACGTTGACAAGATCGTACGTGAAAGATTAGATCGTGAACGCAAGCGATTTGAGAAAAAATACGGTGACGTGGATGTTGATAGGTATCGCGAACTGACACAAAGGGAAGAAGACGAACGCATTGAGCAGCAAAAGCAGCGTGGTGAGTTTGAAAAAATCCTACAAGAAACAGTCGCAAAAAAAGATGCACAATATCAAGATTTGCAACGCCAACTCACAGAGATCAAGGTTGACGGTAGCCTACTGAATGCAGCTAGTGGCAATAAAGCCATAAATGCACAACAGGTTTCTGCATTGTTGCGTAACCAAGTGAGACTAGGTGAAACTGGTGAAGCAGAAGTTATAGACAGCAATGGTAATGTCAGATATACCGATGATGGTATGCCGATGAGTGTAAACAATCTAGTGGAGACTTTTTTACAAGAAAATCCACATTTTGTCAGCGCTGGCCCAAGTGGTAGTGGTTCAACCAGCAACGTATCAGACAGCGGAAGCCGTAAAGGTATGGGTAATGTAGATCCAAGTCAACTTAACATGAACAACCCTGAAGATAGAAAAATCTACAGGGAGATGATGAAAGCAAGAGGCATTAGGATTTAAAGGAGATTAACCAATGGCCAATACAACTTCAACCACACTAGACGCTCTGTTTAGTGATATTCAACAAACAGCATTATTCACAATGCAAGAACAGGCGTTCATGCGCCCATTGATCCGCAACTATAACCTTGTAGGCCAACCAGGCAAGCAAGCAAAAGTTGGTATCTATCCTGCGATTAGCACAGGCTACACAACTGGTGAGAACTCAGACATCTCAGCAGCAACTACAATCACAGCAACAGAAAAAACTTTCGACGCTGATGAAGTTGCAATCATGGCAACACTAACAGACACTGCACGTGATTCAGCAGATGATGATGCAGCAGCAAGCATCGGTCGTGTGTTAGGTGAGAGTTTAGCTCGCAAAGTAGATTCAGATATTGCGGCGTTATTTTCTGGCTTCAGCCAAACTGTTGGTGCGGCAACACAGCCAGAATTGACAGCAGATTTGATCTTCAACGCAGTTGCACAACTACGCAGTGCATCAGTGATTGGGCCATATGTAGGTGTATTCCACCCAAATCAAACATATAACCTTAAGAAGCAGTTGACAAACGCAGGCGCATCAGCAATGAGCCACAACCTATCAGATTTAGGCAACAGAGTACTAGACGCAGGCTTTATTGGTTCTATAGCTGGAGTGGACATATATGAGAGCGCGGTCGTTACTGGTGACTCAGCAGGTGCATTCGTTGGTGCAGTTATGCACTCAGACGCATTGGCATTTGCAATGAAGAAAGATGTTACTATTGAAACACAGCGTGATGCATCATTACGTGCAACAGAAATCGTTGCATCAATGACATATGCAGTGGGCGAACTATTCGACGCACACGGTGTTGCAATCACAACTGATGCAACAGTAGACTAATATCTACAAATAAAAACCAAAAAAGGGCTCTTTTGCGGGCCCTTTTTTTATATCAACTAAATAACAATGACGGGGAAGGACCCCGTTCCCGATAGTAGGACTAGAGGAGGCCCAAGATGGCTTTAACAATCGCAACAATAGCGGATGTCTTAGAATATGAACCTGACATCCAAGAATATGGCATTTTCGACTGGGATGATGCACTAGCAAAAGGCAAAGAAGACGTACTACGTCATTTGCGTATTGAATGGTTTCCAACCCAGCAAATTGGCAAGTTTGATATCACCGTAATCGGTCTCAACGTAGAAATGGAAGAAGATAAACTGGACCCGGCGCAGCTTAAACGTGCTCACGTGTACAGAACTCTAGCCTATTACATCTTTCCAAGACTCAGCAAGTTTGAACCAGAAATGGATGTGTTCCAAATGAGAATGGAGCACTATAGAAATCTGTGGAGAGAAGAAATAGATGATGTGATCAAAGATGGTGTGCATTACGATATTGACAGTGATGGCACATTCAGTGATCTAGAGAAAGAGCCCAGCTACTTTGGCCGATTGAGACGATGATATGAGCTTTAGAAATGATATTGCACAAAACATAATCAAAACATTGAAAGAATTAACAGATCCGAGACCAATATTGGTTACTCGTGAGCCTTTCGATGTGGAAAAACTAGCCATAACACAGTTCCCAGCCATTATGGTCAACTCAGGCAATGAAGAGCGTGATGACTATGATATGAACTTTCGCAGTGGCACAATAGAATACACACTCCAAGCATTTGTGCGTGGAGCAACAGAATTAGATCGTCAAAAAAACGATTTGATAGAAGCAATTTCCGAGGGTTTAGAAACAGATAGACGCAGAGGTACAAGCAACCCAGGCGTTAATACCCTGATAACCAATATAGAAGTTGTGGATAGACTTCCTCCGTTAGCAGAGGTAATCATTACAGTTCAAGTGAGATATAGATACCGCAAAGGAGTAGAGTAATGGTAGAAATAGAAAAAAATGGTGAAGTTCAAAATGTAAAAGAACGTTACCTACAGAACTTTATTGATCGTGGATGGACACCAACAGGATCAAAAAAGACAAAGCCAGCAGGTAAGGTCGTAAAGGCCGCTGCTGAAGTGAAGCCCGTGGAAGAAGAAGAACTTCCGTATGAAGAATGGGATATTAATTCTGAAGACTGGGCGGACTCAGAAGAAGCCGCATATTTAAATCAAGATAAAGGAGAATAATTATGGCTAGTTATGAAGGTAGTGCAGGTACCGTAAAAATCAAAAGCGGATCTGACGCATTGACAGCTATCGCAAGTGTG